GCTTCATGTCAGCTTGTTCTTGCAGCTCTTCTTGAGAAAGCTCAACTACGTTATAGACTTGCTTCCAAACACCTTCAACATATTGAGGTGGTGTAATCTCCAACTTATGAGTGGCATCGTCATACTCAGGCTCAACAGGTGGTAACACTTCAACAACACCATCAGGTAATGACTGTGTTGTAATTGTTTGAGGGAAACTCGTTTGAGGGAATCGTTTATGAATGCTATGAATAGGCCACTCAACAACTTCGTTATCTTTTACTATTGCGTACATATTATTCCTTTATGTTGACTTGTATAACTTATTCTGGTCTAAGAGCCAGCGTAATACTACATGCTGTATCATATTGCTGACCTACTGTACCTGTGAAACCAAATCTAGCTGGTGCAAAAGTACCAGACACCCATTCTTTATACCCACCACCAATGGTAATATCATATGTGTCATCTCGCCCGGCAGTTTTGAAATCACTCAAATCTGAACTGGTAAACGTATGTGTACCTTGCAAGTGTCCACCAACAGCACCAACGACAATGAATGCACCAGCAGTTACTGGTGTTATAGATAACGGGTATGCATCAGCACCAAACCGATCATCTGTTGATCTTGCTGCCACATCTAATGGTGTTGTAGTATTTACATTTCTCCATACAGAAACAAAGACAGCACCAGCATCGCTTGAACTAAATGTCCCACCAGTTATAGTTACAGTTGTATCGGGTGTCTCACTCATGAACTTGTACGCTGCCACGAGATTCGTTCCAGTATAGCCAGTATTCATGTAATCTATATCAGCAATCTCTGTATAACCAGCAACAACCAAATCTCTCTCAGTTAAAGAGGCTGTACCAAAAAAGACAATAACCAAATCACCAACCTCAGGTGCTGAAGAAACTCCACCAGATAATGATGTAAGTGATACAGAGATGTTAGAGGTTGTGCCCAAGTACGAAACAACCCTAGACCCAACATACTCAATTGGTTGAGCACCAGACGATATAGTGCTAAGCATTTTTCCAGCAAGCATTACGCCACCTGTCCGGTCAATGCACCATAGATGGTAGTGCCAACTTTCCACAACACAATGATTGTGTAACCGGAAGAAGGAGCCAACGTAGGAGCAGTACCACCCACCCACACCACAGGCAATGATGTCCATGTAACGGTATAAGACGACGATGAATCATTCACCATCAATGTCATAGACTGTCCAGCAGCCCAAGTACCAGCAGTGGGTGTAGAGCTTGCTGACAGTGTCCAAGTCTGAATAGAACCATTGGTGGGTGACAAAGCTGGCGTAGTGCCAGTGACAGCAAACACTTCTTCTGTGTATCCGTCATTGAGAACAACACCACCCAGTGTTTTGTTAGTCAGCGTCTGAGTGTCTGTATCGCCAACAATGACACCTGTTGGTGTAGCCTTTGATGTGTCCCAAGCTGTACCTGTAGAAACAGCAATGCCAGCAGCAGGAAAGGAAGCAGCAGCAGGTGGTGACGATGTCCACGTAGTGCCATTAGAGGTCAACAGGTTACCGGATGTGCCGGGCGCTACAGCCTGTAAAGCATCTGTACCATTACCCAGCAACACATTGTTGAGAGTGAGAGTTGTAGAGCCTGTACCGCCTCTGCCTACCGACAAGGTGCCTGTAGTGCCTGCAACAATAGGAAGCCCTGTAGAGCTTGTCAAGACAGCAGTGACTACACCAGCAATGACAGCATCACCAGACAAATGAAGGTCTTTAAACTTAAGCGACGATGTGCCTAAGCTGACAGTGGCTGTAGTCTTTGGAGCAAGAACAGTGGTGCTTGCTGTTACATCATTGCTAGGACCAATCTTTGTAATTGGAGCACCTTCACCAATGGCACCACCGTGTGTGTGCCCACTGTTAGCATTGAACGCAGACTGCACACCGTCAAACTCACCGTCTAGGTCAGCTGCACTGATGATGTTGCCGTCAGCAATGTTGTTGCTGGTATCAACCCGAACATATCCTGTCATATAAATTCCTAATAAGTTTGTTGGTTATCTTTAACGTCTATCGTGTGTTGCAAACTCAAGCGTTGCAGCGTCTAAAGAGAATGGGGCATTAGTGTTGTCGGATATGATTTGCAATGACACGCTAAAGCCAGAACCAATCACCTGAGATTCAAACTGCTTAACAGGTTTACCACCATAAACAGCATTACCATACTGAGCATTACTACTACCATACAAGGCAATGAGTCCTGTGTTGTTGGTCAGATATATACTGTCTGGCTGAATAACACCTAATGTATCGAAGTCAAGCTTTAAGTTGGCTGCAATATCTACACTACCTAATGGGTCAGTGTACAAGAACAGTTTATAGAAAGTCTTGCGGATACGTGGATCGTTGATGTAAACAAACGGTGTAGCGAATGAAGCGTTAATGTTAACACCATCAAAACTACTACCACTCTCCATTCGATAAACATATCCATCATCGTGAGCAAATACAATTGTCTCAGTTTGATTGACATAGTCAGCATCAACAACAAAGGCTCTAATACCTATTGTTTCGCCCCAAGCAATAGTGCTTGTGTCATCACCAACCATCTGTGTACCCAAGACACCTTTAGTGTTTGCAGAAGATGTGTTGGTTGTGCTGTATCCGAAGATGCGATATTGTGACTTCTGTTTGATTGTGCAGCTTGCAAAGCTAGTGGCTGTGGAGATGAGCGTTGTCATCTCATCCTGAATAGACTTAGACACCACACCCAAGTTGAAGTCGCCAACCCGATCTGTTGCACTAAACAACCTAAGACCGTCTGGTCCGAGGAACATGATGTCACCACCAATTTCTTGAATGGTATCAGGGGCTACGCAACCAACCTTAGTTGTGATAGGCTGCAACACAAAGTCTTGCAATGTGTTACCGACAAGCTGCATGATTGATTTGTCTGTGAAGACAACGAGAGCTTCACGAAACGGAATGATACCTGTGATGTTTCCACCAACAGAGATGACACCAGAACCATTAGCTACAGAAAAGTCAGAGTCGGTGTAAGGCGCTGTAAAAATCAATGTCTCGCCTTTAGCAAAGAACATCTGATTCTTATGATAGACAATGAATGTGGAACCAACAACATCACTAGGTGCCGATGTCAGTTCTGAAAAGACTGAGCCTGTCCAAATAAATGGCACATTAACACCATCTACACCAGCAACTTTATCAACACCATTTACACGATACTTTGTAGTGCGCAGCTTAACACCACCAGACCTGTCACATGACAGCATAGTGATTGACGCATTATCGCTTGGACTAGAGGCTAGTGAGGGATAGATGGAAATAGTGGCAGCACCTGCAACAACTGTAGGTACAGCCAACACAGTGTAGACTTTCTCAACACCACTGATTGAAAAGGTGTCACCGATTTGTGGCGTACCAGTTAAACCATCAACAGCTAAAGTTGCCCCAGTCTGTGACGACCCATTAACTAACACTGATCCGTATGACGGCTTTGATATTTTCACATAAGCACCGCCATCTGTGTAATACAAATCAGAGTTGCGATAGGCCAATGCCGCATTGTTCCACGAAACAACACCAGTGATAGTGCCGGTGTGGCTGGTAAACGTAACAGAAGCTTTGTCTGCAGGGCTAGACGCTAACGATGTTGTCAACGTCAGTGTTGCTTGTTTGTATGTGCTGTTGTACGACACACCACCTGTAGCAATAGTGTATGTACCAGTGACACCACTGATAGTGAAAGTAGAACCTTCAAGCGGTGCAGTGAATATGTTAGAGAGTACAAGAGTTGTACCTGTCTGTGCAGACCCTTGAACTAATGGCTCACCATAAGCAGGCACGAAAGAATTAGAGTATTTGGTATAGCCTTCAATGCGTCTGTAACCACCCGATGTAGATGGTTCAAAGTTCTTAAGCAAACGAGCGCTGCCGGGTGCTTGTGTACCTTGTTGCAATGGAGACAAGTTGGAGATGAGTCCACCACGGAACTCAAAGGGGTATGTCTGTAGACCGTCAGCCATTATCGCACCCGATCACCAAAAGCAGAACTACCACTACCAGACATAATGATTGCTGTAGAACGCATATACGTATAACGATTAACCAAGATTGTTCGCATACGCTTCAAGCCTTCTTCAAACTTAGACTTAGCGAGACTTGCCGCTTGTTCGTTACTTCTGAACATGTAAGCATGATACATAGCACCGTCAATGATGACGTGACGAAAGCGTTCAGGAATAGAAGGAACATCTGTAGCGCTACTAAGATCTACAGGAACTTGATAGTATTCGTAGACAATGTCATAGGCTTCATTGGGAGGTGGAGTAATACCCCATTCCAAGCTTGTTGTTTGAAACACAGCTGTAGGCACTTCTCGCTTAGAAGTGTTATCACCATACTCTTGATCTACCGAGTTCTCTAGGTAGTCTTCATATGCCACAACACCAAGCTTAACAGTTGCATTACCGAACGTAGAGCTTTCCTTGATTCGGAAGGTATCAAAATCAATTGACCCCGCATCAGATGGGAAAGCATAACGAGTAACACCAGCTGTTAAAGTTTCTTCAGCAAGAACATGATTGAAAGGCCACTCATAATGCGTCTGGTTAATGTCTCGGATGGCAGAGTTTACACTGTCCTTCACCTGAGCATAGAAACCTTTAGCAGTATCGAAAGTACCAGATGTCAATTCAACTTCATTGAGTCGTCGATTTACTTCATTAACAAGACCGATGTAGTCGTATGACATTATAATGTTCCCTTATATCTTAAACAACAAAAGGGAGAGCCTCGTCAAAGACCCTCCCTATTAGGCTAACCTAAAAGATTAGGCCAGCTGATCGCGATCAACGTCAGTCGTGGCAGGACGACCATCAACGCTCACCAACACAGCCCACACACGCAACGAACCGGAGGTAGGTGCAGTGGTAGCAGTGGCAATGACCAAGTCAATAGTGTCGGCAGTGCCAATCACAACAGGTTGGAAAGCAGCAGCGTTCTGTGCATAAGCACCAGCAGCAGCAGCGTCACCGTCGAAGCCGTCAACGAACACGTCAACGTCAACACCTGTAACACCCAAGTCATAAGTGGTGTCAGAAGACTCACCACCAGCAGCAGTGATAACTTCAAAGCCAGCGTTCAAGATGACAGTGTTGGCAGGGACAGAGATACATTCGATGATGTCGGCAGCGGCCAAGGCCTCACCTTTAGCAGTTGCTGCAGCAGCAAAGTCAATGGTGGCATCGACAACGTAAGGGACAGAACCAGCAGTGCGACCAGCGGTAGCGCCACCAGCGAGGGTAGTGATAGTAGACATTTAAATTTCCTTTATTGATTGATATAGAAACAGGGAAGCCTTTTGAGCCTCCCTTGTTCCATTACGCCACGTTGTACTTTGCAGTTACGATAGCTTCTGGACGCAAGATCTTACGACCATACAGGTGCATACCACGCACGATGTCAGCAAAGCTGTCGGGATCGCGGTAGGTTTCAGTCTTGTTGATCTGTTGAGCAGTTGCCACAGCAGCGTCTTGACCAGCAACCAACACACCGAAGTTGGTGTTCTGGTTAGAAGTACCAGCAGTACCTGTACCAGTA